GAATGCGCACGTTGTAGCTGGCTCCATCTTGAACTGGCGAGACCCAGGCCACGCCCAATTCGGCAGCCACGATGTCCACCGGCGACCATCCAAGATCGGTGGTCGCTTTGGATTGAATCTCTACCTGCCCCTTCTGAGCGTAGACCTCAGTTGGTGCGGTCCAGCCCACGCGGATGCGCGAAATGACAGAGCCATCAGCCAGTCGAAGTAATTCAGATGTACCGGAGGCCAGCGTAAGACCCGACACGGCTGGCACGCTGAACGGGTCTGGCAAATTGGACTGAGCGATGACGGCGGCAGGCGACAAGACCGCTTGCGTGTAAACACTGGCGCTGTATTCACGGGCAACGACATAGACCTCATCGTTGTCTTTGATCTCGATCTGCATGATCCGGAACAACTTGGCGGACCAACCCGGCGTTGAATGCGTGATCGGCACGACATCACCCACCTCGCAGCGTAAGCCCTCCTGAAAAGCGGAGAACTTCACCACCAAGCCGTAGCGGCTCTGGTTCAGGGTCAACTGACCGATGTTCTGTGCACGGTAACTGTTGGCAGTGAACGGCAGGTCGATCTTGGCTTCCAAAATCAGACCGTTTTCGGTGGCACGCAAAGCTGTGGACTCGACCATGGCCAGATCGGGCTGCCACTTCTTGGCTGGGTTGTAGAACCCTGCTGTGACCCGGTTGTACTTGGCGCGTTTACCGGCCTGGCTGATGACCCAGGAGCCCGTGATGTTGCTCTCGGTGAACCCAAAGCTCGAGGCTGTGGTGGCCACATCAAGCACCAACCGGTACTTGCCGCCGCTAAACACCAGCATGCCCCGGCACGCGGTTAGCAATGCGCGCACGTTGTCATATGCAGTCTGGTTGGTGTCGATCGTGCCATCGCATGCGTAAGCCGCATAGTTCACCTGTGCGAGCGTGTGCTGGCCAGCTCCTGCTGACGTCAGATCGATCGCGGTCCCAGCAAAGGCATTGGCCATCGTGGTGGCCAGTTGGTAGCTGGTGTCAGTGACCTTGATTGCGTAATAAGTCGTTCCCGCCACCAACGGGCTGGGCACGGTGGCGGTACTGCTGACCTTGACGCCGTCTCCGGTGTCGATCGGAATAGGCTGGGCGAATGCCAGCGCTTCGGTTGTGGTGCTGACGGTAAAGATGTCAGAGAAACTTGGAGCCGTAATCCGCACATCGCAGGCATTCGCGGCTGCCGAAATGCTCGTGTCATCGATTGCGCTGGTAGCGATGCCCCGTCCGTAAATAGTGTTGCTCAGATAGTCCCGGATAACGAGTGCCGGATTGTTGGAGTACCGGGTCTGGCCATCTCGTGGGTCGTACAAAGTCCTGCCACGCACATCGGCTGTGATTGTGGGCAGGCCAGAAAAAGCATTGCGGTCGTATTTGAGCTTGACGTACAGGTAGGCGCAGTTGGAAAGTTTGCAGGCGCTGGTCCACTTGGGCACATCGGCGGTTAGTGCTGCATCGGCTGCTTCACCAGGCGTTCCCAGATGCTTGGTGACAGTGAGCAGCCCGGTGAACTTGGCGTCCGTTGACAGCACATCGTCCAGATAAACGTTATCGATCGCTGTCACGGGCCCTTCGGATAGCACCAGTACCAGATGCAGGTATTCGTTGCTGCTGCCAGAAACTTCAATGAACACCCGTGTGCCACCCACCCGGCGGCGACCGTAGATCACCGGGATCGGGTCGACATTGCTCTGGGAGTTGATCAGGATGCCCTGCGCCTGGGCCGAAGAGAGCGCGGACTGGGCGCTTGAGGGCGAGTTCGAGCCGATCAGTGACTGCACCGCCAAATTGGCGACACCCCCAGCGACAAGACCGGTCGCCCCGCCGATGAAGCTGGCGGTGGCAAGCGATGCGCCAAGAACGTCAGCCGCTGCAGCCGTGATGCCCGACTCAATGACCATGCCAAGTACGGCATCGGCGACCACCGCACCGACGGCCTCAGACACCACCGATCCAACGATGGCTCCAATAACGATGCCTGCCATTACCCGACTTCCCTGTCCCGAACTACCTTGGCGTACATGCGCTCAACGTCCTGGTAGCCCAGATGTTCGAGCAGGCGACCGAAGTCTTTGGTCCTTTTAACATGGTAATAAATCTTTTGCACGCCCTGAGCTTTGAGGCCCATCTCAGCAAAGCGCAACAGCTTCAGAACGACACGCCCGGCCCGCACCTCGGGTACGGCATACACAGCGCTGTTGGCGGCGACCAGTGCTTCCTGGTAATGGATGTGGGTCTGCACGATGAATGCGGCGTAGCCCACGATCACACCATTGCGTTTGGCGATGAAGGTGGCAAGTTTCCCGGCAGCATCGAGTTCGCCGTAGCGAGCCCAGTCGACGTTCAGACGATCGAGATCCTTCTGGCCGACTTCCTCGTACTCGCGTTCGGCCAGAGCTTGGAGTTCTTGGGTCGCCGTTCCAACGGGGATGCGCGCATATGTGTAGAAAGATCGTCCACTCTTCACAGAGACCCCCACTTGATTTCCCGATTGATGTTAGTGACGAACTGAAACCCCCGGTCGCCCGGAAACCAGATCTGCTCTTCCGGGTCATTGGTGTGCCTGCCCGGCGTGCGTTGGAAATCCACCCATTGCGAACTGGCAGTCACTGCGATCGTGCAGGTGCCGTTGTTGGGGTCGTCAGAGATCTCCATGCTGTCAATCCGACCATCGAACACCAGCAAAGGGTTGCTGATGATGGCCAGGCGGTAATCCAGAAAACCTTTGTAGATGGCGATGCGCCGGTCGATATAAGGCTTGGACAGTGCAATCGAAATCCAAGTCTGATCCACAGCCGAAACTTGAACCGTGACATTGGGGATGCTCATGTCACTGGTCTCTGACAGACCGGAGAACCCGAGAAAGTGACCGTTGGCCGTATAGGTATTGGTGCTCCACAGCACGTTGATCCAGGCGTCCGTCATGCGGATGGTGCCGTCGTCAAACCAGGCCTCAACCAAATAGACGGGCTGGTTGCTGGACTTGAGGATCTCGGCGATGAACTCTGAACTTGCTCCACGATCCATAAAAATTGACCTTAAAAGGCCTCCACCAACTGCAAGCTGAAGTTGTAAATCGACCCCGGAGCCACGGCAGATTCCATCGTGTCCGTGCCCAAAGCCAGCGTGAACGGCACGTTTCGCACAGTAATCACAGCGCCATCGGCAGGAACAGCCAGTAATGCAGGCTCAATCGCAACGGTAGCCAGGCCAAAGGCATCGGCATTCACATCAGCGGTGACCATATAGACCTTGGTCTGGCCTGAGATGCCAAGGAAGTCACCCGCTTTGAGGGCACCAGTAAGTCCTGCCGTCCATCCACGCGTCGATAGACTTCTGCCTTGTTGGTTGGCTCCGTTGATCTGCGGCGTGCCGCTGGCCACGCCTTGAGGCAGCTTGTGCGCAGGTAGCACAGCGGTAAAGCTGTCCCACTGGCCGCGCTGGGCGACAACAAAGGCCTGAATCGGTGCGAATTGCGCACGGGTCAAGCCCACCCAATCAGCAGTGATCACCCAACGCTGAGCGCCATTGGTGCGCACACTGCGGCGCAGGTTGTGCGAGATCGACACGCGCGTGGGTTGATAGGACTGAATCTTGATTGCGCTGGGCGCAGGGGTTAATGGGAATGTGCCGCTCATGACTTATCCCGTGATCCCATAGCGTCCGCGCATGTTGAGCGCCTGGTTCACGATGCCCACCACCACGGCCTTGTTTTGCACCATGGCAGACTGGAAACTGCGTGCATCCATGGCTCGCACCGAGAAATTGATGTTGATTGGCGCTTGGGATGTGACCGTGCCGCTGTCGCTGCTGCCGGGCGATGATGTTGTGCCAGCCGACTTCCCGTTGGGGACGATCGTTCCTGCACCGTTGGGCACGAACCATTCCGGGCCTTGCTCGCCCACGATGTAGGGCTGGCCACCGGCTACCGGGCCGCCATCAGCCTTGAACAGGCCCGACAGAAAGTTCCCGGCACTGCTGAACATTCCTGAGAGCGACATGCCGCTGGTCGCTTGCGCCAGTGGTTTCATGATGCTGTTTTGAATCTGTATGCGAATCAGATCCGCGATGATGGAATTGGCCAGGCTCTTGAAGTCGAGCTTGCCGGTCTGCACAAAGCTCACCAGCGCGTCTTCCATGCCCTTAAACGCATTCGTAAAAAGGCGCTCGGACTGAGCAGCTGCGTTGGTGACGGTGTCGATGTAGTTGTTGAGTGCCTTGGTAACGCCCGTCTCCCAAGCGCGCTCAGCATCCCATCGGGCTTCAATCGCTTTGACCATGACTGCCGTGGATTTGACGGCCTCATCGCGCAGGCGCTGCTGGGTGTCTGCTGTAAATTTGGTGCCGCTTTGCTCGGCATCCCAGATTTGCTGCTCGACCGCGAGAAAGTTCTTGCGCTTGACGTTAGCAATTTCCTGCGCTTGGGCGTTCATTCCAATCAGATCGGTCTGAAAGATGTACTGCTCGTTGGCCTGCTCAAGGCTGTGCGTAAAGGCATTGATGCGCTTTGTCTCATCGAACTTCTGCTGAGCATCGAATCGATAATTCA